GAAGTCACATCTCTATCAACTCGAAATACCATTATACCATCACCTTCAACCCCTTTCTCAGACCATCCGTTTTTAGTAGTTTGTTTTGGTTTAGTTGATCCAAAACGTATACTATTACCAAAACGTCCTTGTAGTATAAAGTCACCTTCATCTGGAGCTAACTGCTTATATATTTTTACTTTATCGCTTGTATCTTTTACCGAGTTCTTGCTTTGTAGTTTTTTATCAAATCGTTTTTTAGCTTGGTCATAGGATAGAAAAGGATCATTTTTGTCAATATGATACTTATCCGTACCCATAAACGGATTTATATTAGATGTGATACTGTGCATTGCACTCACTACAAAGCTGTAGAAATATAAGTTAGCCATTACTAAAGCAGCAGGTCCTGTTGCTTCACCAAAAGCTCTATAAATAATAACCTCTTCACCTGGTAGTGGATATCTCGCAATGGAGCGATCTAGAGGAAATGCTTGTTTAGTTAACTCTTTTTCAGCTCTATTATATTCGTAAACCAAGTCTCGAAATATAATCTTGCCAATATCTCTAGGAGATTCGTAAAGTGGGTGATTCTCATCCATACATATTTCTACCACTTGACCTGGAAAGGTCTTTAGTTGTTGTAGTCCTTTTGATTGTTGGACTCCTGAACTTTGATATAGATCACCTAGACCGGTAAATATTGTACTCATTATTTGCTATTATCTACGAGACTTTGAGCCTCTTCTAATAATTGTTTACGTTCTGATTCTGTTAAACCAAACTCATCACCTTTTTCTGTCTTACTACCAACAACAAGTAACCGTTGTATAATTGCTGTTAATCGAACTAAGTTATCATCATTCTTTACCGATACCTCTAAGTATTCTTTAATTAAAGGAACCATTAAAGAAGCATCAGTCATATTTCTAATTAATGGCTTTAGTTGATCAATTAGAGTGTTAATTTGATTTTCCTTTTTCTTGGTATTCTGATAAACATCTCGAAGAAGATCGCTAAAAGACTTATCATCAAATAATAAACTATCTTTATCCATAATATTCTTTATTAATAAATAGCTAGGTATATAATTATCTACTTTCCTGTAAATTGTGGAGTGTTGTTTAATTCCGTTAGATATTCGCGAAGAGCTTTTATACGTGCTCCTGCTATCCAAGCTTCACGATCATCATAATAACCTAATTGTTTAAGTAATTGTGGATCTGTGGTTTTAGGATCAAAGGAAAAAGCGTTAAGGTTTGGACCACCACTAACGCTTTCCCAACATTTAATCTCTTCTTCTAGTATGACTGCTAACTGTTCTTTTGAGATTACTATTAACATTAATATGTTTTGTTTTTTGGAATTAATCCAAGCTGCAAATAATCCATATACATACTTTTGTACTTATCTTTCATAACTTTAACCATTTTAGTTATTTGCTGAGTATTAGCATCAGACATTTCACGAATGTAAATGTATAAAGCCTTCTTATTAAACAATTCTATTTTTTCTCTTTTTTCAAAGAGAGTGACAATTGCTCCAGCAAGTACTCTATCATTCTTTTTTACAAAAGTTGTTTCTAAATTCTCATCCCAATAGTTTACAAATCCATCAACAAAGTTAGATAAATTATCTGCACGCTCATTATCATCTGGAATATATTCTAAATCAATTTCACTCGATATATCTATTCTATCGTGAGAAGTTAGCTTTTTGTAATTATTCTTGTTTTTTAAAATGCAATAGTTTTTTGCAACAATGCTGAAGTAACTAAAAGCTTTTCCATTATCTTGTTTAAACTTTGATAACTTTTCAACTAAGAAGCTAACAACTTCATGCTGCTGCTGTTGTATTGACTGACCGTCCGTATAATAAAACTTAAAGGTGTGTATAATATTCTCCACTAGTTTCTCAAAAGCTGCTCTGATTTCTTTTTGGTAAATCATACTTCTTTCTGCATCACAATCGGAAGCATTATATCTTATAATTGCTAAATCCACCTCTGGACCGAAGTACATTCGCTTCGTCTTAGGCTTTCTCGTCTTCTTCGGTTTGGTTGTTGACATACTTTGTAATAAACTCATATAACGTATCTATTGTTTCATCTAATGCTTGAAAGGTTGTACCAACTTCGTCATCTGCTTGAAATGCTCCTAGTCGATCAATCTCTTTCATCTTTTCGCGAGTCTCTGTAAACTTAAAGTATAATGCAGATACGAATCTAACATACACTTCACAATACTCTTCAGCCTTATTGGCTCGCTTATAGTTAATATACAACAAATAGCCCATAAAAGCCACTAAACACAGAAGTATTAAATTAATCACTATCATATTACTTAAATAAATTGTTAAACACGTTCATTAAATCATCCTTTTGTTCTTCTGAAATATCAGTTGGGACACTAGGTTTACGTTTTTCCTTTGTCTTAGGCATTGCTACTGCAACATCTGTACTACGTTCCCATCTTTCATACTCAATGCGAGATGCCATATGATCTGCATGATGTAATAAGATTGGTAAGTTTGTACGTAGTTTAGCTTCTCTGCTATGAGATATGTAATAAGGTTTGTTACCCTCATCATACAATCCATCGTGGATTTTAATACCAACATATTCATTAAAGCTAACTTTAATTCCTCTTTGCTGTAATAGAAATAAGCTACGATCCGGTACTGGCATAAAAGGATTAACCGGATTCATTTTATAAACTTTACCTTGGTTTTTTCTATGCCATTCAGATTCATTAATCTGATACTGCTCAGCTTCTTCTGTACCAATTTTACCTAAGTCATGATTAAGTGCTGCAAATACCAACTCTTCTTCTGTATAGTCGATATAAGAACCCATATCAGCCCATAACTCTTTTAGTTTTAGAGCGCAATCAACTACACGCATAACGTGATCAACATAACCTCCTGGAAATGTATTGTGGTGATGGTCAACACTAGATGCTGGCATAAGCATAATACGCTCTGCATGATCTGTGTATAATTGTTTTAATTGTTTTGCACGTTCGGGTGCAATGTGGCGATCAATGTACGTTAAGAACTTTTCGTAATTCTTTTGTAACTCTTCTACTGTGTAATCCATATTATATTTGTTTTTGTAACCTTTTTAATTCTGATTCGATTTTTCTAACGACTGTCTTTCTAGTCTCTTTTTTTAAATCTTTTTTTAATTCCGTATAACGCTTCATTATATCCGCCTTCTCTTGTGCCTTTTGAGCTTTTGATTTTTTAGGTTTAGCTATAATTTCTGTAGCCTTTAATGTACCTTTTAAATCCGATTGTTCAACACCTTTATGGTAAACCGTACCATTTGCATGTACAAACTCTTTCATAAATTTCCAACCTTTTGGAAATCCTTGAGCTGTCATTTGTCTTTTTTTAGTTGGTGTATCAAACTCTTGCTGCACATCTATCACACATTCCCAGCACGTAACTGTTACACAGTCATCTGATCCAACCTTTGTAAATCCGCCGCAAATTTGACATTCTAATATTTTTGCCATTTGTAGTAACTTTTTATCTAAGTATAACAATACTAAGAAAAAACCTATTTTCCAAATTTAATTTGGAGAGGATGGTGTTACTGCTATACGCGTATCAATTAATACTGTATATATAACATAGCCTTGAATATAGTGTTTGCCGCGGTAAAATGGAAGATCTCCATTAACGTTGTGGGAATGCATCATTGCTTCGGTAACTTGCTTTTTTACACGGCTACAAATAAGAACTATATGATCTAGTTGTAGATAGTGTATCATTTCTTTTCGTGAATCCTCTTCTAACATTTCACTAAGCTCATCGATAACATAATATTGATATATGTATTCATCGTATATTTGCTTTCTTGCATTTTTATTTGCAAGTATGTCAGCCGGAATAGTAAATTGGCTCATCGATTGTATAGTTCGACGAGCCAACTCTAATTCAGTTGAGACGTTTGCTAGGAAATGTGATTTTACTAATTTATCAAAGCATCCCATTTTATATTATTTTTTAAGCTTTATTTGGACGTCCACGACGAGTACCATTCTCAGTCGTAGTTGTTGATACCGTAGCTTCTTTATTAATCACGTCTGAGTTTTTACGCTTCTCAGCAGTCAATAAATCGTTTACAGATTGGTATTGGCTTTTTAATTTAACTATAGTTGTAGCTAAACTAGCATTGTCTTCTTCTAACTTTAATATATGCTTTGCAGCTTGATCAGCGTAGTCCCTTGTTGTCTTATACTTTATCAGACTGTCTAATGCTGCTTTTTTATTTGCATAAAATTTAAACGCACCTATGCTTAGTGTTACTAGAGATGCGATTGTAATTGTTATCATTATCATAACTTTATTTGTTTTTTAATTGTTTACTTTGTTTTATAAAATTGTTGCTACTATTGTACTTTTTCAATTGTGCTACTATATAATTCAATATCAGGAATTAATTCCAGAAAAGCAACAATTTGCTTATATTTTTTAAATATATTTTTATAGCTCCTAGTTGTCATAAGGTTTTTTGTAACTTTGATTGTTTCTTATAAATAGTTTATAAGACTAAAAAAGCTGGGTAATCACTCCCAGCTTTTACACACACAAGCTATGAAATCATAGCGAAATAATTATTTTGTTTCGGCAGTTGTATCTGCTACTACAGCTGTAGTGGTATCAGTTACGTCAGTTACAACCGTAGTTGAGTCTGTACCTGTTACTGTTTCAGTTGTTGTTGAGTTTGTTGAGCAGCTAGCGAACATTGTGGCTACAACTGCAAGGACGATCATTTTTTTCATCTTTTTTGTTTTAATTGTTATTTTATAATATAAATATACGACTCTTTTTTTAATCTAGCAACTACTAAATTAAATAATTATTATAGTATTTGTATAATTAGTAATGCAGCTGAAAGTGCTAAGCTAATACAAACTTTAGAGTTTATTCCTTCGCCAAGAAACACGTTTGTAAAAACGGTAAAGACTAATATACCAACAGCAAAAGCCATAAATCTTCCAGGCCATATTTTATTATCCATACCTGTATAAGCAAAGTCAGTGGCTATCATAAGTAGGTAGCTAATTGGTACGCCAATAAAGCTAATTATTATTTTATGATCCTTCATCCATGGCCAAACAAATTGACCGTTAATTTGTAACCATGCTAAGGCTTGGGCTAAGAAAAAGAGCAATAAGGACCATATTATTAACATATTTATTTTGTTTTTAATCATATACAAATATACAAAATTAATTACTGACTTCCAACTTATTCCAATAATTAAAATCTATATGTCGATGTTTTGGATCAAATGTGGGATTAGATATAATTTCTAAAACGTGTTTTAAAATTGAATGTTTTGTCTCACCCAACCATTCTAATACATACGGCTTTACTTTTTCAAGAGCTAATTCTGTAAATATTAAATCCTCTAATAAGTGACTTTTAACATAGATTTTAGCGTCTTCTACGTACTCTAAACACTGAACTTGGTAAGACTCACTAGCTCTTTTTATAGCCCATTTTTCCGCGTTATATTCGCTCAAATAAGCATGCATTCGATCACCAGTACTTACATGCCCTAACTCATGTAAAGCTACTAAAAAACTCCAATCATCAACAGGTCTAGGGATTATTACCTTTCTATCCTCAATAAAAGCTTCATAAGAATCTCCATCAGGATCCCAATCTACCCATTTCTTTACTCTTACGTTTGTTGTTTTTAGTTCATGTCGTAACCATTTGTTATACATTTACTAAAGATACGAAAAGGATGTCACATTAGCAACATCCCTTTCATCTAAATTAAATTTAAGTATTACTCTACAGTTTCGTCTTTACCACCTTTAGTCAGTGTGATAAACTTATCAACTGAAGCGATACCAAAACAAGCAATGCATAAGATTTTAAACGAATCAAAAATAAACTCGTTAATTAAGAGTGGTTTACTCATAGCACCAGTTATAATGTCTGCTATTGCAAATAGACACATCATTACAAATGCTAAGAATCCAATAACAGCTTTTTCGTTAATAGAGTTGTGATCGTTAAATAAATCGCGAAAGAATTTTTTCATAAATTAAAAGGTTTTAGTGTAATAATCTGTAACCCCAGTCATAGGTGTGAAGCCCATTCTTTGCCAAACCTTTTTACTGGATGGTGTAACCTTTAATATAACTACTTTTTTTCCTGTCAATCTAACTAGTTCGTTAACTGCTTGAGGACCAAAGTTTTTAGTCTCT